ATGAGCAATGAACAGTGGGATAAAATTATATTGAAGAAGATCATTCAATACTGCGATGAAGCGAATGAAATGCTTGACCAATGCGGGGATACGCAGGAGGGTTTTATGAAGAACAAAGCCTGCCGGTATGCCGCCGCTATGTGCTTAATGCAAATTGGAGAGCTGTCAAACAGGGTGAGCGATGCGGCGAAAATTCAGATGAGCGTGATTTCATGGAATGCGATTCGTGGGATGCGAAATGTTCTGGCTCATGATTATATGAGCGTGGACTGGCATGTGATCCGGTCTACCATCGCGAAGAATCTGCCTGTTTTGCGCCTTGTTTGTCAACAGTATCTGAATGATCTGAACGACTGAATCCAATCCTGGCAGACTCGTTTTGCTTGGATGACATGGGCTTAACTTAGGCTAGAAATTCTATTCTAAGTTAAAATTCACTGCCCAGTTTTATCCTGAAAATCTGTCCGCTGCCCAGTTTTTTCTAGGAAAATACAAAAATTCCTGATAAAAAAGTGGGCAAATGGACAGAAAAAGTGGGCAAATGGACAGATTTGAAATAAAAAGTGGGCAGAAAAATGGGCAAAAAGCCTTCAAAAACGGGCAAAAATCGGTTGTTTTCAAGGTTTTTAAAGTTGAGTTTATGATTTCTGCCCAGATGCCCACTTTTTTTTATAATTAAATGCGAAATGAAAAATAAATATATTTAATAGTGTAAGAGAAAAAAACTGGGTAAATGGGCAGACGCTGATTTTTTTTATCAGGAATTTCTACAAAGGAGGGCTGGCGTTCAGGTTCAGCGATCCTTACACTCGGATAGCTTTCCCTGACCGGACTTGTTATCTGCAGGTCAACCGGTTATAATGCACACAGAAATTATGGGAGGTTTACGGGGATGGATCACTACGACATATATAAGCTTAGTGCTTTCGACGAATGGGTCAACGGTGCTTATGATGAAGACGGGAACTCGGTGATCTGCGACCTTTGCGGTGAGGAGATGAAATGGAACCCCGTTATACAAAACTGGTACTGCACAGCATGCGGGCAAACGATGGATCGCGCGACATACTTTAACCACATCGGCGCCCATCCAGTCGGGCCGATTTGTCTGAGCGGATGCAAGGAGAACTATCCATTCTGCAAGAAATATTGCAAGCATTATGTAATTGATCCATTTGATCCAATTCTGGATTGAATGACTGCTTCACATATTCTGCCTGTGCTTTACGCACGGGCTTTCTTTTTGTCCGCGTTGCATACACACCCTTTTATGAAGAGAGAAGGCCATATCCGCGTCTTCTCTTACTTTTTGAATAAGGATGGCGGTTTCATGACGAAAGAAAAGCTGGAAAAGAATTTTCAAAGCAGGCTGATTAAGGAATTGAAAACTCTGTTTCCAGGCTGCATTGTCACGAAGCTGGATTCAAGCCATATTCAGGGGATTCCGGATCTGCTTATTCTGTTTGGGAAGCGGTGGGCTACGCTGGAATGCAAAAGGAGTTCCGGTGCTCCGAGACAAGCCAACCAGGAGTATTATGTGAAGCTGATGAACGAGATGTCCTTTTCAAGGTTTATCTCTCCCGAAAACAAGGAGGAAATTTTCCGTGAACTGGAACAAGCACTTAGATCTTAGCGGATGCCATGCATTTCTGGGTGCGAGCAAATACCACTGGATCAACTATTCAGATGAAAAACTCGCAGACAGCTATACGAACTTTGTTGCATCCCAAAAGGGCACAGAGCTGCATGATTTCGCTGCTCACTGTATTCGGCTTGGTCAAAGGCTTCCAAAGAAACAGATTACATTGAATATGTATGTGAACGACGCTATCGGTTTTAAGATGATACCCGAGCAGACACTCTTTTACTCGGAAAACTGTTTCGGCACGGCAGACTCGATCTGTTTTCGAAACAACAAACTTCGGATTCATGATTTGAAGACCGGCGTAATTCCGGCACATATGGAGCAGCTGATGATCTATGCTGCTCTTTTTTGTTTGGAATACAAAGTGAAACCCAGCACAATCGAGACGGAGCTTCGAATCTACCAATCCGACGAGATTCTTTACCATAAACCCGAGTCCGATGAACTTCTATCCGTGATGGATAAGATCATCCGAGCAGATAAAATCATTACCCGAATCAGAGAACAGGAGGGATAACCCATGAATGATGGCCGCATCTATGAGGACGAAATCCTGCGCTACGATGGAAACGACAGCGATGAACTCTTGATGCATTACGGTACGCCCCGTCATTCAGGGCGTTACCCATGGGGATCTGGCGAAGACCCCTATCAGCACAGCGGCAATTTTGCCAGCCGCGTACAGGAGCTTAAAAAGAGTGGGATGAGCGAAAAAGATATCGCCGTGGCTGTCGGATGCAAGAATACGAGCGATCTTCGTTTGCAGTATTCCAGAGCGATCACGCAGGAGCGTGCTGATCGTGTGGCAAAAGCTATGTCGCTTCGCAGTGATGGACTTAGTAATGCTGAAGCAGCCCGAAGGATGGGCATCAATGAATCTACTTACCGTTCCCTGCTCAACGAGCGATCCAAGGATAGGATGAACGCCGCACGCAACACCGCTGAACAACTCAAAAAGCTGGTGGACGAAAAGGGAATGATCGATGTGGGCATCGGCGTTGAGCGCGAACTGAACATCTCTCGCGAGAAGATGAATCAGGCGCTCAAAATTCTCGAAGATGAAGGATATGTGTGGTATGGCGGAGGCGTTCCGCAGGTGACCAACCCGGGTAAGCAGACGAATATCAAGGTTCTCTGTCCTCCCGGCACTGAGCACAAGGAAATCTACAATTTTGAGAATGTACATACCATCCGCGACTATGTTCAGCGGTACGACGAAAACGGAAATGAAATCATCGAGCGGAAGTTTGAATACCCCGCCTCCATGGATTCTTCCCGTTTGATGATTCGCTATCGTGACGACGTGGCACCGGATGGTCACACCGGTGTTGAAAAGGATGGGACAATCGAAATTCGCCGCGGCGTGAAAGACCTGAGCCTTGGCGAGAGCAGCTATGCACAGGTTCGTATATTGGTTGACAATGATAAATATATCAAGGGCATGGCGTTCTATTCGGACAACATGCCTGAGGGCGTTGACGTCGTGTTCAATACCAATAAAACACCTGAACAGGCTGACAAAGTTCTGAAACCAATTAAAAAGGACGATCCAAGCAATCCGTTTGGTTCTCTGCTTCGTGAGGAAGGCGGGCAGTACAAATATACGGATGAAAATGGAGAACGCAAGCTTGGTCTCATCAACAAGACGAGACAGGAAGGTGACTGGGGAGATTGGGCGGATGCCCTTCCTTCGCAGTTCTTGAGCAAGCAGCCGATGACGCTCATTCATCGCCAACTCGATCTGGCCAAGCAGGACAAGTTGCTGGAATTCAATGACATTTGCGCGCTTACCAATCCAACTGTGAAGAAGGAACTGCTTGAGAGCTTTGCCAATGACTGTGACAGTGCTGCTGTTCATCTGAAAGCTGCCGCACTTCCGAGACAGAAGTACCAGGTCATTCTTCCTGTTTCCACGATGAAGGATACGGAAATCTATGCGCCCCGTTATGAAGACGGTGAAACCGTTGCTCTCATTCGCTATCCTCATGGTGGTACGTTTGAGATCCCGATCCTAAAAGTGAACAACAAGCATCCTGATGGTCGGAATATTATAGGCAGCACTGCTGCTGATGCGGTTGGTATCAACAGTAAGATTGCGGAACGTCTGTCTGGAGCTGACTTTGATGGGGATACAGTCATGGTGATTCCCTGCAATTCATCGGGCAGCAAGGTCAAGATCACTTCCACCCGTCCTCTGGAAAAGCTGGAAGGATTCGACCCGAAGATGGAGTATCCTGAACGCCCCGGCATGAAATATATGAAATACGATGTGAAGGACGAAAACGGAAAGACAATTAAGACTGTGGACTACACGCAGAAGCAGATGGGGATGATTTCCAACCTTATTACGGACATGACGCTGAAAGGTGCTACGTCTGACGAATTGGCAAGAGCTGTGAGGCATTCGATGGTTGTTATCGATGCGGGCAAACATAAGCTAGACTATAAGCGCAGCGAAGAAGAGAACGGTATTGCCGCGCTCAAACGGAAGTATCAGAAGTATACAGATGAGGATGGCGTCATACACGAGGGTGGAGCTTCGACTCTGATCTCGCGCGCGAAGTCCCCGATCGAAGTGACTAAGCGCAAGGGTCAGCCGAAGATCAATGAGAAGGGTAAAGAATGGTATGACCCTGATAAGCCTGAGGGAGCTCTGGTCTACAAGGAAGTTCATGAAGAATACACTGACAAACATGGCAGAAAGCGGGAGAGAACACAAAGTTCTACCCGTATGGCCGAGGTTGATGACGCTTACCGTCTATCTTCTGGCACGCGTCAAGAAGACGCCTATGCCGACTACGCAAACTTCATGAAAGACCTTGCGAATCAGGCACGCTTGGAGTACGCCCATACCGGCAAGATCGAGCATAAGTCCTCCGCCGCTGCGGCTTATAGGGACGAAGTTAGCAACTTGAATGCACAACTTGCTATCGCACTGTCCAATGCGCCCCGTGAGCGTCAGGCACAACTCGCTGCCAACAGCGAAGTGAAGGCCATGTATAAAGCAAATCCTCACATGACCAGCGAGGAGCGAAAAAAAGCCGGTCAGCAGGCACTCAGCAGAGCAAGAGCGAAGTTCGGAGCGCATCGGACAAAGATTGAGATTACACCTCGTGGATGGGAAGCCATTCAAGCAGGCGCCATCAGCGAGACAGTGCTCAAGAGTATTCTCAGGTTTGCCGACATCGATCAGGTTAGATCATATGCCACACCCCGGTCCACGAAACAACTGACCCCCGGCAAACAAGCCCGAATCAGAGCTCTTAAGGCTTCCGGCTACACGACTTCGCAGATTGCTAATGCGCTTGGCATCTCAACGACAACTGTGTCAAACTATCTGAACGGAAAGGAGTAAAAGAGATGGTAAAAGCACAATGCATGCTCACGACAATCGATAATCCCTACAATCCTTTTACTCAATTTAGTCAGTGGTTTCTATTTGACGTTGAGAAAGGATATGATTCCTGTGGCTATCTGGGCCGCATTGCGCATACTTCAGACGAACTCAGTGACGAAGAAAATGCTGATGAGATCGAAAGAGCAATCGATGAGATCCTCAAATATGATTTCACGAATATGCGCAAAAAAATATACGATATTTCTATATAATATTCACCAGCCATTACATACAGGCACAGGGAGGGGTCTATGAAAAAGCACCCCCTCCCCCACATCGGCGTGGTCTTTTATTTTTCTCCGGGGGAGGATTTTTGAAAAACTTTTTGGGGCTCTGTGGCTTTATGTGATGACTTATATATGGCAGCTCTTAGAAAGACTTGTGGTACTGGTACTTCGTTTCATGTTTTCTTCATTTTCTCCTTCCGAGGCATGGTGAAACAGTATCGCAGGTCTTTCTAAGAGCTGCCATTTTTCATTTTCTGGAAAGGAAGACAATGCAATGAAACGAGTACCAAGCGCAAAGTCTTCCGAGACTTTGCCTAAGATGCGCCCGGCAATGACTCCAGAGGCACGAGAGGGACAGATGATCTCATTGGCTATGGATCTCGTTGAGCAAAGGCTGCGAGATGGGACTGCCACCTCTCAGGAGACAACACATTTTTTGAAGTTAGCCACGACCAAGTACAAGCTTGAGAATGAGATCCTTGAATTGAGTAAGGAATTAACAACCGCAAAGACTGAATCTATTCGTTCTCAGGCGAGAATGGAGGAACTGTATAAGGACGCGATCAATGCGCTTCGGCGTTATGGGGGACATGGAAGCGATGTCCAAGAATAGATGCTATTCGGAGCTGATTCATATTCCAACATTTGAAGAGCGATTTGAGTATCTCAAACTCGATGGCGTTGTTGGAATTGAGACATTTGGTTTTGATCGATATTTGAATCAGCGCTTCTATCATTCCAAAGAGTGGCTTGTCATTCGGGATCACATTATTTCCCGTGATCTTGGATGCGACATGGCGATGGTTGATCGTGAGATTCAAGGGAAGATTTATATTCATCATATGAATCCAATCTGTATCAAAGATATCGAGCTTGGCGACCCAATCCTAATCAATCCTGAATACCTGGTTTGTATGGGCTTCGATACCCACAATGCCGTCCATTATGGAAGCGTCGAGCTTCTTCCGAGAAACCCCATTATCAGACGACCGGGCGATACTTGTCCGTGGAAGAGAGGATAAATGAAGCTTACTGAAATTTTGAAACAGAAGGGCGACTGGCAGGAGGTTGCTGATGATTGCCGCTCTACTGTTGGAAAGAATGCGCTCGGTCATGAGCCATCTATCAAGTTTAAGAAATCTATCCTGATCGCCGAGCATTCTCCGATTCGCGATATCATTATCAAATGGCGATGGAAAGATATGCCGCATTGGGTAACGGTTCATTGGGTGAGGCATAAATGGGAGAAGTTTGTGCGGACGCAGCGAAGCGACCGTACCGGAATTCCGCGAGAGAAGCTTCCTCAGGATGAGCCGCAGACTTTCGTTGGCGAAGCCAATGTTCAGCACTTGATCGATACATGGAGGAAGCGGCTTTGCCGTATGGCATCCAAAGAAACGAGACTATATGCGGAGGATTTCAAGGAAACCCTTATGGAGATCGAGCCTGAGATTTCCTCCGTGCTGGTTCCGAATTGTATTTATCGCTGCGGGTGCCCTGAGATAAATGGATGCTCTTTCTGGAATGAATTCGTGGAGTGGTGCAGAGAGCGCGGATATGTCGTTCAAGTAGAGGCGATCGAAAGACGATATGAGTTCTATAATGAATGGTTTAGCCATAGGAGGGAGAACCATGGAAAGCATCCTTGATTCGATCAAGAAACTGCTTCTACTCAGCGAGGATGATACTTCATTTGACACGGACATCATCATCCACATCAACACGGTTCTTGCTATTCTTACTCAGCTTGGCGTTGGGCCTGAAAATGGGTTTACCATCACGGACAGGAGTGCAACATGGGATCAGTTTATGGGGGACAACCCGAAACTGGATTCTGTAATTTCGTTTGTGTATCTGAAGGTAAAGCTCGTGTTTGATCCTCCGACAAACAGCGCTGTACTTGAGAGCATGAATCGCACTATTGGTGAGCTGGAATGGCGGATCAATGTCACTGCTGAAGAGATTCAGAAGAACGGCTGAAATCGTCAAAATGGAATAATTGCCGAAAGGAGGTAAACGAAATGAATGAAGAACTTTATCATTATGGTATCAAGGGCATGAAGTGGGGCATTCGCAGAACTCCTGAACAGCTCGGGCATGTCATCACGAAGAGTCAAAGCAGTGGGGAGAAGAAAACTGCAAAGACTTCCGAAAAGAAAATGCCTGGAAGATCTGGCCAGAAGACCTCTTCCATCAGCAATGACGAGCTTCAGAGGCGAATTAACCGTTTGAATATGGAAGAGCGATATGAAGATCTGGTCGCGAGGCAGAAAGCAAGAAGCAACACCGGAGTGAAGGCCACAGCAAAGAAGCTTCTTGGAAATGCGGCGGAGGATTTTGGCAGACAGCTTCTTAGCAAGGCTGTATCTAAACTTGTTGACCGGATTGCTGGTGATAAGAAGTTTGATATCAAGGATTTCCGTGATATGGATATCAACGATATGGATGCTGATACCATTTCCAAGGTTGCCAAGTGGTATGGTGATGCCATGAAGATTGACACCACGCGAAGTAAACTTCGTCCGAGCTCCGAGAGTTCCTCTTCGACAGACTATGCAAAGAGACCAGCTCGTGGTTACACTAATTCTTCTTCCTCCAATCAGAAGCAATTGGACGAATGGATTAAACAGCGTAATCGTGCGATGCGGGATCTGAATCGATAAGGGGCGATACGCATGTCCCTTTCCAATACAGCCGTCCCGATTTACTACGGTGAATTCCGTTCATCGGTCATGCGGGGAGAGATTCCAGTAAACGAATACATCAGTCTTGAGATGAATCGCATTGATGATCTGATTGCTAATCCCGGAATTTATTATGATGACGAGGCTGTGAACGGCTTTATCGAATTCTGCGAATGCGAGCTGACGCTGACTGACGGAAGCGATCTGAAACTGCTGGACAGCTTCAAGCTATGGGCCGAGCAGATCTTTGGCTGGTTTTATTACGTTGAAAGAAGCGTATACGAGCCTTATGAAGACCGCCCGGGCGGGCACTATGTACGCAAACGGATTCTCAAAAGACTGGTGACTGAGCAATACCTGATTGTTGCCCGAGGCGCTGCCAAAAGCATGTATGCAAGCTGTATACAGAATTATTTTCTGAATGTAGATGGAGCAACGACGCACCAGGTGACAACTGCACCTACGATGAAGCAAGCGGAGGAAGTGCTCGCTCCGATCAGAACTGCCATTACACGCTCTCGCGGACCATGGTTTAAGTTCCTGACAGAAGGCAGCTTACAGAATACGACGGGCAACAGAGCTGCTCGAATAAAGCTGGCCAGCACCAAGAAGGGTATTGAAAATTTCATTACCGGAAGCCTGCTTGAAGTAAGACCGATGACGATTGACAAGCTTCAGGGTTTGCAGGTTCGAGTGGCTACAGTTGACGAATGGCTCTCTGGCGATGTTCGAGAGGATGTTACGCCTGCGCTCATTCAGGGTGGAAGCAAGCTGGACGACTATCTAATTCTTCAGATCAGCTCTGAGGGTACTGTCCGCAACGGCGCTGGTGATACGGTCAAAATGGGATTGCTAAAAATCCTAAAGGGCGAGGGACCGCCTGCTCCGCATATCAGCATTTGGTATTACCGACTCGATTCCATCGACGAAGTCGCCGATCCGAACATGTGGCTCAAGGCCAACCCGAATCTCGGAAAGACTGTTCAGTATGAAGCCTACCAGCAGGACGTTGAAAAGATGGAGCGCGATCCTTCCACGAGAAACGATACGCTGGCAAAGCGATTCGGTATTCCAGTGGAGGGATTTACCTATTTCTTTACTTATGAAGAGACGCTTCCTCACAGAAAGCGGAGCTTCTGGGGTATGCCCTGCGCTATGGGTGCTGATCTTTCACAGGGCGATGATTTCTGCGCATTCACCTTTATGTTCCCTCTCAATGATGGGAGTTTTGGCATCAAGACACGAAACTACATTTCCGAGCTTACGTTGAATAAGCTTTCCTCCGCAGCGAGAATCAAATACGAGGATTTTATCCGAGAAGGCAGTCTGATCGTGCTCGATGGAACCGTGCTTGATATGATGGACGTCTATGACGATCTTGATAGACATATCACCGAATGCGAGTATGATGTTCGCTGTTTTGGATTTGACCCGTATAATTCCGAAGAGTTTGTCAACCGATGGAAAAGCGAATATGGTCCATTTTGTATTGAGAAAGTGATACAAGGCTCCAGAACAGAATCCGTTCCGCTGGGCGAGCTGAAAAAGCTGTCTGAGGAGCGGATGCTTTTATTTGATGAGGAGCTGATGAGCTTTACCATGGGTAACTGTGTGACACTCGTTGACAATAACGGAAACCGAAAGCTCGTTAAGAAGCGCCATGAGCAGAAGATCGATGCTGTTGCGGCTATGATGGACGCTTATGTCGCCTATAAAATCAATCGAGAAGCCTTTGATTAACCGAAATAGGAATAGATTTAAGGCTTTTAACGCTGATCTGAGGTTCGATCAGCTTTTCCTTTTGGTCTATTCCGGATAAGGAGGTAAAAAAGTCAAAATGGGTTTTTCAGATAGATTATTCCACGCATGGAATGCAATTCGGAATAAGGATCCCACCATGAATTATATGTATTTAGGACCGGGTTCTCATTATCGCCCTGATCGATTTCGGTATTCAAGGGGGAATGAGCGTTCTATTATCACCGCCATATTTAACCGCATCGCTATGGACGTCGCACAAATGGATGTGCAGCATGTGAAGCTTGATAAAGACGATCGTTTCGTTGAAATAATCGATTCAAACCTGAACAACTGCCTGACGGTGGAGGCCAATATCGACCAGACCGCAAGAGCGTTCAAACAGGACGCCGTGGCAAGCATGCTGGATGAGGGCGTTGTAGCGCTGGTTCCAATGGATGTTGAGGATGACATCACCAGTGAGGATACGTTTGACGTTTACACGATGCGAACAGCGGAGATTGTGGAATGGTTTCCCAAACATGTTCGGGTGCGCGTATACAATGAGGAAACGGGTATTCGAGAAGAGGTCATTTTGCCCAAAACTATGGTGTGTATTATTGAAAATCCGCTTCACGCGATTGTTAATGAGCCAAACAGTACTGTACAGCGCCTGATTCGAAAGTTGAATCTTCTGGACTCGGTTGACGAGCAGACGAGCAGCGGAAAGCTGGATCTTGTTATTCAGCTTCCGTATGTGGTGAAAACGCAGACTCGAAAGGATCAGGCTGAGCAGAGACGCAGGGATATCGAAGCTCAACTTACAGGCAGCAAATATGGTATCGCTTATATTGACGGCACAGAGCGAGTTACCCAGCTGAACCGTCCGGTTGAAAATAACCTGATGAAACAGGTGGAATACCTGACGAGTCTTGCTTACAGCCAACTGGGGATCACACAGGAGATCATGAACGGTACGGCTGATGATAAGACGATGATGAATTATTACAGCCGGACGATTGAGCCGATTCTTGCCGCGATTGTAGACGAGATGAAGCGTAAATGGATTACCAAGAGCAAGCGAAAGAACAAAGAATCCATCGCATTCTTTCGCGATCCGTTCAAGCTTGTGCCTGTGAATGACATTGCCGAGATTGCGGATAAGCTGACTCGAAATGAGATTGTTTCTTCCAACGAGATTCGTCAGAAGATTGGATTTAAGCCGAGCAATGATCCGAACGCTGACGTACTGAGAAACAAGAACCTGAGCGCATCTAATGAGCAGATCAGATGACCGGCCTGAAAAGCAGAGCATCCGAAGAAAAGGAGAAAAATCAAAATGGAGAAAACCTATGATTTTTGCGGTTGTGCGACCAAGAGCAACGTGCTTTGTTCCGATGGTTTGACGATCGCAAAAGATGCATTCAAGCATTGCGACGGAATGAAGGTTCCGTTGGTATGGAACCACCGCCACAATGATCCGAGCAATGTACTCGGCAATGCCATCCTGAAGCATAAGGATGGCGATATTTATGCCTATTGCAGTTTCAACGATACAGTTGATGGGCAGAAGGCGAAGAAGTTAGTTCTGCATGGGGATATCACTTCACTGTCTATTTGCGCAAATAATCTGAAGAAGCAGGCCAAGACGCTGACTCACGGCACCATTATCGAGGTGAGTCTTGTGATCGCTCCTGCTAATCCCGGCGCGATGATCGATCATGTGATTTACCATGCCGATGGCAGCACAAGTATCGACGAGAATTCCGCGATCATCTATAACGGCGAACCCCCTATTCTTTACCATTCTGATGAGAAGACCGAAATCGAAGACTCATCCAAAGAAAAGGATCATGAGGAAACCGTTCAGGATGTGATCAATACCATGACGGATAAGCAGAAGGTGGTACTGTATGCGCTGTTAGAGGATGCTATCGCCGAAGGCAATGAGACTGATAAACCCGACGACGATTCTTCCGAAGAGGAAGAAGATAAGGACAAGGAGGAAGGATCCACTATGAAGCACAACGTTTTCGACAAAGGCACCGCTGAGAACACAAAGGATATTCTGATGCACTCCATTGATCAGGACAAGATTCTGAATATGGCTAAGAGCAACACCTGCGGCAGCCTGCGCACCGCTATTGCGATGTATATGGAGTCCGATGAGGAGATGCTCAAACATGGCTTTGAACCGGACTCCATTGAGGCGCTTTTTCCCGAGTATCATGACGTGAAGAGCGGAGCTCCCGAACTTCTGACCGACGACAACCGCTGGGTTGCGAAGGTGATGAAAAAGGTGAGCAAGAGTCCATTCAGCCGCATTCGTACCCGCCAGGCTGATGCCCGCAACAGCGAACTGGAAAAGGAGCTTCGTGCTGCCGGATACAAGAAAGGAACACTGAAGCCCACCATCGGCAACATGAAGCTGCTGAGCCGTACCACTGATCCGCAGACCGTGACCGTGAAGGATTCCATGAATCGCGACGACAAGATCGACATTACCGATTTCGACGTGGTTGCCTATATCCGCCACGTTATGCGCATGGCGCTTGAGGAAGAGCTGGCCACTGCTATCTTGATCGGCGATAACCGTTCGGACGGCGATCCCTACAAGATCGAGGCCGACAAGATCCGTCCTATCTGGGGCGACGATCCGCTGTTCACTATTTATGCTGACATCGACTTCGATGCGATGAAGACTCAGCTTCAGGGCACCGACACCAGCAAGTATTTCGGTGACAATTTCGTGTACGCTGAGGCCACCGTGGAAGCTGCCCTGTATGCTCGCGAGCAGTATCGCGGCAGCGGCAATATGGATTACTACTGCGATCCCCATCAGCTGAATCAGATGCTCCTGGCCCGTGACCGCGACGGCCATCGCCTGTACAAGGATATTTCCGACCTGAGGGCCGCACTGAACGTAAACGAGATCATCCCCGTTGAGAAGTTCGCCAATAAGACCCGTCAGGTGGACGGTAAAACCAAGAAGCTGCGCGGCATCTTTGTGAACCTGGCCGACTATCAACTGGGCGCGACCAAGGGCGGCGAAGTGACCAGCTTCAGCGATTTCGATATCAACTTCAACCAGGAGATCTACCTGACGGAGACCCGCACCAGCGGCGCGAACACTCGCGTGAAGAGCGCCATTGTTCTGGAAGAGACCGTGGCCTGACCGACCGCTCAATAATAAGAGGAGGCAACAAGGATGAACAAGATCTTTGAAAATGTCAAGGATAAGTACGTTCGCGGCACCTACATCTACAAGAAGACCAGCGACACCAAGGCGTATGCCGATGAAGCGTGTACCATTCAGCTGAGCACCAGTGAGCTGACTGACATTTTCCTGAAGGGTGCCGTGGTGAATGCTGCGGGCGTTCTGTATAAGCCAACCGCCCTCAAGACCGCTTCTGGTATCGCGACAATTACCTATGTGACCGCCGATACCAGCACCGCGACCACGGCTGTTCTGGCTACCCTGGTCTCCAAGGCTGACGAAGCGGCGGAGACCTAAGAGGTGAATCAAAATGGCGAAGTTCAGCGGCTTGATCGGATACGCAACGGAAATGCGAGAAACTTCGCCTGGCGTATGGGATGAAGAGATTATCGAAAAGAAGAGCTTTGGCGATATTCTGCGAAATAACCGGAAGCTTGAAAACGGAGAAAACATACATGACGATCTGAAGCTTAACAATCAGATCAGCATCGTGGCTGACCCGTATGCAAGAAATCACTTCTTCTCCATACGCTATGTAAATTGGATGGGGGCGAACTGGAAGGTAACCAATGTGGAGGTTCAGCTTCCGCGCCTGATTCTGACGATTGGGGGTGTATATCATGGGCAAACGAACGAATCTACATGATATGCTTTGTGATATCATGACGATTTGCGTATCGGGAAGACCCCCAAATGTATACTTCCAACCCCCTGACAATTTGAAGATGTCGTATCCGTGTATTGTATACTCGTTATCGGACATTGATACACAGTTTGCGGATAACATTCCATACATTCGGCAGAGGAAATACACGCTGACGGTAATCGACCGTAATCCTGACAGCATTATCGTTGACAAGATTTCGGAACTTCCGAGGTGTTCCTTTGACCGATCATACAAAGCAGACAACCTGGATCACTGGGTGTTTAGTATCTACTATTAAAGGAGGATTCCAACATGTTCTTGATGAACTGGGACGCTATCGGCGAGCGTATTTTCGAAGCCGGTCTGGATCGCGGCGTTCTGTATACCGCGAAGGAAGCGGACCCCTATGGAAAGGGCACCGCTTTCAACGGCCTGACGGAGATGACCGAAAAGCCTGGCGGCGCCGAACTGACCGATCTGTGGGCTGACAATATCAAGTATGCTTCCATCCGTGCTGCCGAAACTTTCAGCGCGACCATGGGCGCGTACACCTATCCCCCGGAGTTTGAGGAGTGCGATGGCTCCGTAGAAGCTGCGAAGGGCGTTTACATTGGTCAGCAGACCCGAAAGCCCTTCGGTTTTTCCTACCGCAGCATGATTGGCAATGATCAGCATGACGGCGCTGATCTTGGCTACAAAATTCATCTGCTGTACGGCATGAGCGCTCAGCCCTCCGAGCGCGCGCGTAACCCGATCAATGAGTCTCCGGACGCAACCACTTTCAGCTGGGAGCTGGATTCCACTCCGGTTAATGTACCCAATTACAAGCCGACTTCCCATCTCACGATCGATTCCACTAAGGCCAACGCTGCCAAGTTGGCCGAGCTGGAGAAGATTCTCTATGGCACGCCTGCCGGAGAGAGCGGAACCCCGGCCGCCGTTGATGCTCGGCTTCCGCTGCCCGCTGAAGTTATTGAAATGATGGGCGACGCTGTCGAAGTCTAATAATCGATTACTGAAAACTGGATAGAGAGCTGAGATAATTCAGTGGGAGAACGAGACGCAGGCGGGGGCGTCTATTTTTTTTTGTTCTAACATGAAAGGAGAAAACGAAGATGATTAAGAAGACCATGACCTTTATCGACTATGATGGCAATGAGCGCACTGAAGATTTCTGGTTCAACCTGAACAAGGCCGAGGTGGCCAAGATGGAGCTTGGAACAACCGGCGGTATTCAAAAAATGATCGAGCGCCTTGTACAGGAACAGGATAGCGCTCGCATCGTCGAGATCTTTGACCAGATGATCTGTGCCTCCTACGGCAAGAAAAGTCCGGACGGTAAGCGCTTCATTAAGAGCCAGGACCTGCTGGACGAATTCAAGCAAACGGAAGCGTATTCCGATCTGTTCATCGAGTTGCTCGGTCATCCTGATATGGCGGCCGCATTCTTCAACGAAGTGCTGCCGAAGATGGATGACGCTGCTCCGGATGCGAAAACCGGGGTTCAGATGACCATCGTTTGAGATAGAGAACTAAATTTGAAAGAAATGGAGGGAGCGAATGCTTAGGGTTGTGATTCCTGAAAGAGAGTTTTTCGACGAACGAACCAACGAGTTTGTGGAAACGGACAGTACGGTTCTCACTTTGGAGCATTCGCTTCTCTCTTTAGCGAAATGGGAGTCAAAATGGTGTAAACCATTCCTTGGGACCACTAACAAAACACATGAAGAGTGTGTGGATTATATTCGATGTATGACGATGAACGAAGAGTATGTAAATCCCCTTGTTTACAGAGGGATTCCTAAAAAGGTTTTCGATCAGATTGACAAGTACATCGAAGAGCCGATGACTGCCACAACCATAAACGATACGGTTGTTGGAAAGAAGAATCATGAAAGAATCACGGCAGAGATTATTTATTATTGGATGAGCGCTCTGGAGATTCCTTTTGAATGCGAGAAATGGCATCTAAATCGTCTGCTTATGCTGATTCGAGTGAGCAATATCAAGAATGCCCCTCAGAAGAAGATGAGCAAGAAGGATATCTATGCACAGAATAGAGCGCTTAACGAGGCGAGGAAAAAGAAACTCGGCACTCGCGGATAATCCGAAACAGGAGATGAGAGCCTTGATACGGTTTAAGCATTCCGGCGATTTCAAGAATACAGAAGGACTTTTTCGTAAAGCAAAAGAGAGAAGCTATCTTCGAGTCCTTGAAAAATACGGAAAAGCCGGTGTAGAGGCACTTGCCTCCACAACCCCGTCTGAAAGCGGAAAGACCGCCGCTTCATGGGATTATGAGATCGTGCAAAAGGGAAACGGATACTCCATCTACTGGACAAACAGCAATGTCAACGATGGTGTGAACATTGCATTGATTTTGCAATACGGGCATGGAACCGGAACGGGCGGATATGTGCAGGGAATCGATTATGTCAATCCTGCTATCCGTCCGATTTTTGATTCTATGGCAAACGAAGTATGGAAGGAGGTAACGTCGTGAGCAATTCGATTGACAAGAGAATTGTCGAAATGCAGTTCAACAACAAACAGTTCGAGAGCGGTATTCAAACCAGTATCAAATCCCTGGACCGGTTAAAGCAGAATCTGAATCTTGAAAAAGCTGCAAAAGGGCTGGAAAGTCTTGAAAAAGCAGGACGTTCCTTCAACCTGTCCAGTATGAACGATAGTATTACGGCTATCAGTAATCGCTTTTCTGCGATGGGCATCGTAGGAATGACCGTTCTGCAAAACATCACCAATTCTGCGTACAACTGCGCGAAGAGGATGATGAACATACTTGCCGTTGATCCGCTCAAAATGGGCTTTTCGGAATACGAGACGCAGATCAATTCGGTTCAGACGATTTTGGCAAATACTTCATCAGAGATGGATAAGCTGGGATATGATCAGCAGCAGCGGCTTGACATTGTGAACCAAAAGCTTGACGAACTGAACGTTTACGCTGATAAGACGATCTACAACTTTTCCGAAATGACGCGAAATATCGGCACATTTACCGCTGCCGGCGTTGAGCTTGACACTTCTGTGTCATCCATTAAAGGTATTGCAAATCTGGCCGCCGTATCTGGCTCTACAAGCCAGCAGGCAAGCACCGCTATGTACCAGCTATCGCAGGCGATTGCTACAGGAACGATCAGGCTGATGGACTGGAACAGCGTGGTCAACGCCGGTATGGGCGGCGAAGTGTTTCAGAATGCCCTAATTCGAACGGCATCCAATATGAAAGTGGTTGGAGAAGACGCTCAGAAAATGTTTGCCAAGCTGCAAGCCGGAGAAGTCTCCTTTAGAGACAGCCTTTCCTCCGGATGGCTTTCCAGCGATATTCTGACCGCTACGCTAAGCCAGATCGCCATGGATTTTGAACAGATTGCCAAGGCCAATGGATTGCTGCTGGAAAACGGAGCCGCGGACATCGAGTCCGCCAAGAAGCTGATGAGATCCTCACTCATCGCAGAAGGATATACCGACGACGAAGCCGACGAGATCATCAATCTTGCGGAAACCGCTACCGACGCAGCCACGAAAGTAAAGACGCTTACACAGCTGTTTGATACGCTGAAAGAAGCGATGCAGAGCGGATGGACGCAAAGCTGGGAATACATCATTGGCGATTTCAACGAGGCGAAGGAGCTTTTGACCAGCGTAAGCGATTATTTTGGAGCTATTATTGGCGCATCCGCTGATTCGAGAAACGCCATGCTCGCCGATTGGGCGGAGCTTGGCGGAAGAAATGCTCTGATCGACAGCTTTTGGAACATTATTTATTCCATTAAAAACGTAACCGGAACCATCAGAAAAGCATTTGAGGAATTCTTTCCGCAGACAACTGGCCAACAGCTGTTTGACATCACTAAGAAGATCAGTGATTTTACAGAAAAGATTAAGGTCGCGACTGAAAACAGCGAACTAATGGGTAGGGTAAGCCGCGTATTCAGAGGCGTAGCTGCCGCGCTTGATATTGTAAGAACAGCCGCGGGATGGGCATGGGACGGATTTAAGAGGCTGCTTGAACAGACCAATGGCGCTGCCGGCGGCTTTCTCGATTTTCTGGCCGGTATTGGGGATTCTGTTTCGGGTTTCCGAGATGCGATCAAGAGTTCCGAAGCACTGCAGGGCATCCTTAACGGCCTTGGAAACACCGCAGCTGCCGTTTACGATATGGTGGCCGGCGGAATTAAACGAATCGGAACGTTCTTCGAAAATCTTTGGACACAGATTCAGGGAAGCGGGATCTTTACCCGCATTGGTGATTTCCTGACAGAAGTGCTTGGGAAGATTCCCGAATTTATCGCCCGAATTGGCGAATGGGGAAATTCTATTATCAATTGGGTGAAAAGCTGTGAAACGCTTAAAAATGCATGGAACAGCGTGAAGGGGTTCTTTGGACCGATTATCAGCGGTATCGCCGACTTCGGAAAGGCACTATGGGATGGTATTCAGGCTTTCTTTGGCGAGGACACCAATGGTGAGGGCTTTTTAGATAAGATCAAAGTGCGATTCAGCGCGTTCGGAGAGAAGATCGGCGAGTGGTTTGAAACAATCGAGCCGAAACTTAAACAGGACTGGGAGAATGTAAGAGCATTCATGACCGCTCTGTTTACGAAGACGATTCCACAATTCTTCGCAAACCTCAAAATGGAAGCAATCCAGAAGTGGCCATGGCTTGAGCATATATTCACTTTCTTTGAAGAAACATGGGAAAAGGCGCGCGAAACCTGCGGACCGATCCTAAACCGAATCAGGGAAATTGGAATGCAGCTCTGGACCGCCATCAAGAATCTCTTTGGCGGAGAAAATGAACCCAAAGAAAGCGAAATGACATTTGGCGAGTCGATTCGAAATATTGTAAGTGAAACCTGGAATAAAATAAAAGGTTTCTTTTCCGATTTCTTCTTAACAACCATTCCTCAATGGTTTGAGCAGTTTAAGGGGGTAGACTGGGGAAAAATCATCAAGACCGCTTTGGGCATCTTTTCCGGTGTGAAGCTGATTACAGCCATCAGCGGCATAGGAAAACTGGGGAGCGGTCTTGCATCTATCGGTGAAGGGCTTGGCGGAGTAGGGAGTTTGCTTAAGGACATCGGAAAGAATGGACTTACTGTAACCAAGGTATTCAAGAACAAGGATTCTTTTGCTACTTCTCTGCTTAAAATCGCAGGATCTATTGCTGTTATGGTGGGCGCGATCGTGGTGCTTTCCAATATGGAAGCGGAAAAGGCGTGGAAGGGCATTGGAATGCTTACGCTGATTGCAGGCGAGCTTTTGCTTGTGACGGCGTTGTTCAAGAAGGTCGACGCCAATGGGGACGCACTACTGAAAGCCGCAGGCGCTATTGCGCTGATGGTTGTTCCCATGTATCTGCTCGGGCACATGGACGTCGAAACAGCGATTAAAGGTGTGCTGGGTATTGGTATTATACTTACTGAACTTGCACTGTTCATGAGAATCGCAGGAAAAGGAATGAGTGAAAAGCAATCCTTTATTGGACTGGCTATTTCGGTCAACCTGCTTGTGCTGGCTGTAAAGGGGCTTGGGGACATGAACACCGACGATGCTCTTCGCGGTGTGGTTGGCCTTGGAGCTGTGCTGTTGGAGCTCAGCCTTTTCATGAATAAAACAAATACGAAGAATATCACAGGCATGATCTCCATGGCGCTTGCGCTTAACCTGATGGTTCGCGCTGTTCGCAAGATCGGATCGCTGAACAGCAAGACAATTCTCAAGGGTGTTCTGGGTGTCGCAGGCATTGCAGCCGCTTTCTCCGTACTTGTCAACAGCGTAAAGGGAGTGAATTTCGGAAGCTCTATTGGCGCGCTGCTGCTTATGGCCGGATCGATAATTTTGTTTATCGAAACGTTTAAGCAGGTTGAAGGCGCAAATGCGGACAGCATGGTGAAATTTGCTGTTTCGCTTGCAATGATGATGCTTTCTATTTCTGTCGCTATGAAGATCATGAGTACGATTCCGATTACCGGAGCACTTGCGAGCGTAGCCAATTTCGCGATCTTTATTGTTGGCGTTGGCGGTATCATTACTGCGCTTGGCTGGATTCAGAGTGAATGGAGCGGAATGACCAGTTTCCTTGAAGAAGGCGGAAATGTGCTTGGTCAGATCGGTACAGCTATCGGCAAGTTTGCCGGAGGTATTGCAGGTGGATTTATGCAGGGCATGAATCTTCCGCAGATCGGAACGGATCTTACCGATTTTATGACCAACGTGCAAGGTTTCATTGACGGAGCAGCCAATATCAAGAGCGAATCGCTTACTGGAGCGCAGACGCTGGTAGGCGTGATTGGCTCGATTGCGGGAACGGAGTTCAAGAACTGGCTTGTGAATCTGTTTCTTGGTGAGAACCCCATTACCAAATTCTCGGGCGACATCGTTTCGCTTGGTAAAGCGCTTACGAGTTATGCGCTTGCAGTGCTTCCGATGACACTTGTGCCGCAGACGGTGATTGACCGTTCTGTGAGCGTGGCTACGGCACTTGCCAGTGTTGCTAAACAGATCCCCGCGACTGGAGGCATCCTTAGCGTGATCAATGGTATCGGGGACATGTCCACTTTCTCCACGAACATCAAGAGCCTTGGCAGCGGACTTACTGATTTTGGTATTGAGATTTCCAAGATTGACGACAGTAAATTCAATCAGACTAAGATTGATGCGGTTATTGCCGTAGCAAATGGTCTTGCCGCGCTTGAAGAGGGGTTGGAAGGTCAGGGCGGATTAGAAGATAAGATCGAAGGCGTCAAATCCCTGTCCAAGTTCAGTGAAGGCATAGAGCCGTTTGGTTTGGGTATCAATAAATTCATCACAGAGGCTAACAAAATTATATTTGACCCAAAGACTGATCAGGAGAAAATTGAGGCTGTAATTGCTATCGGCAATGCGTTGAGAGTTCTTGAGACTGGGCTGGAAGGTCAAGGCGGTTTGGAAGATAAGATCGAAGGTATCAAATCTCTATCCAAGTTCAGCGAAGGTATGGAACCATTTGCCGAAGGCCTTAACAGCTTCATCAGCCAAGTTAGGCTGATTGACTATGATCCAGACATTGATGGGGCAAGGCTTTATGCTGTGATGGATATTGGAAAGGCATTGGCTGATCTTGAAAACAGCGTCCAAGCACAGGGTGGCTGGGTAGATGCGATTCTGGGCATCAAATCTCTTTCTGCATTTGGCGGAGAGATGCCTGACTTTGCGACGGGGCTCAACAACTTCATCACCCAGGTGTCCGCACTTGAGGATGATAAATACGATGCGGATAAGATTGAGAAAGTGCTTGCCGTAGCTGCCGCCATCAATGAGCTTAATCATGCGCTTCCGGCTACTGATGGATTTATTCAGGGCATCCTGGGTACCCAGGATTTGGGACTCTTCTCTGAAAACATCAAGAAGGTCGGCGAAGCGCTATCATCGTTCAGCACCAATGTTGCCGGTTCGACAATTAACAAGGCGGAGAGCGCTGTTTCTGCGCTTGAAGTGATTCGAACATTTACAAGCACACTGAAACAGGAAGGAGGCCTTTGGAACGATATCGGGAAGTTTTTCGGAGGAAGCCAAGAGAATACACTCCTCGGATATGCTGCGAATATGCGCAAAATTGGCGAAGATCTGAATATCTTTTCGACAAATATTGAAGATGTTAAGATTGACAATATTGGAAAGGCATCCGGAGTAGTCGAAGCAATCGGTGAATTTATCGAAACTCTATCGGTTAGCGGTGGTGTTCTTGAAGTCCTTGGAAGCTTCTTTAAGGGAAACAAAGCAGCAACGCTTGAAGCCATGAGTACGCAAATGGGAAATTTCGGAACAGAGATCGGTAAATTGGCAACGGGTATATCGAATATCGAGACGACGCAAACCAATTTTAACGGCGCGAAAATCCTGTTTGACAGCTTCAGAACTTTTTACTCAGCGGTTGAGGAAGCAGGAGAAATCAGCTATACCGGAAACATGAATGATCTGTTGTGGACCCTTGACGATTTCGGAGTTTCTCTTGCTGCTTTCAGCACAAACCTTGGAACAACGGACATCAGCACACTCTCATCTGCCACAGCAATTATTGAAACGCTGACAACGTTGGCTTCGAGCGCAGCGGGAATCAACCCCGACAACGTGGGTACAATCGGAGCGATTCTTGAAGAGTTTGGAAAGCTCAACATGAGTTCATTTGTGACAGCTTTCGCCGAATCTAGCGGAGAAGCAGTATTGGCTGTTACCGGGCTGATCTCTCAGATCAGAACTACAATTCAAAATGATACAACTGTTGGGGCAGCTTGTGCTACGCTATCCCAAAGAGGTGTTACGGCGCTTCGCCTTACATGGATCGACTGGTTTACCGCGGGATCTTATCTTGGAAGAGGTATGGGTTCCGGCATTACCAGCGCTACCGGATTTATTCGTACTGCTGCGGTCAACGCGGCAAGAAGCGCTATCAGCGCTGTACGCGTCACATGGGACGAACATTCGCCGTCAAAGGTTGGCGCTGAGCTCGGTCAATTCTGGGATATGGGTCTTGCTGGAGGTATTGACAGGTATGGTTATCTGATTGGGCAGAGCGCTGCCGATGTGAGTTCCGACGCTATTCGCTCGGCACAATCCGTATTGAACGACATGAGCCATATCGGAAGCGATATCGACAGCAACTTTACCATTCGGCCTGTCATGGATTTGACAGATATCCTAAATGGAATGAACGATATCGATGGACTGTTCAGCGGCGAACGGACAATCGCCAGCGGTTATTTTAATGGTCTTACCGGAATTCGAAGCGCAAGAGCGTTCGCAAGCGAACAGGGCAGAATTACAGCAATGACGGACAATGGAGACATTGTAAACGAACTGGTGATGCTGGAAAAGAAACTCGACGAATTGAGTGAATCTGTACGAAACATGAAGATTGTACTGGATACGGGCGTTGTCGTTGGAGAAATCACGGAAGGCGTTGATGAAAACCTCGGCGTTCTGGCAGGACGAAGAGAGAGGGGGAACTAATTATGAAGAATTTTTAATGAAAATTTAACTCTTTAGATGTTGACGGGGGGGGGGTATTTGGTATACTGAAAAATACTAAAATTCCTTCACCTGTCGCATCGACAGGAACTCGACAAGTTTTTCGCCCTAATGTGAAGGAGGAAATGAAGATGAAAAAGATTCTTTCTTTAGCGCTTCTCACGGTGCTGCTTATTCCCACAGTTGGTTTGGGCGAGGAAGTAATCGATCTTACCTCCATGACGCTCGAAGAACTGATTTCTCTCAGAAATTCCACAAGCGGCGAGATCTATTCAAGGCTGGGGTTTTCATTTGAAGATAGTGAAATCGGAGCCGGATACTATCTAGTTGGAACCGATATCAAAGCGGGAACATATGAATTCATTTGTACTTTTTGTGAGACAGAATTGGGTTACGGAGGCGACCGCGTATATAATTTGGGGACAATATGGATTGTCAGCAGCGATGCCGAAGATGCGGAAAGGCTCCATGAATTCGGAGACATCCGAGTTGGGGAGAAATACAAGTTTGATCTAGAAGAAGGACAAATGCTCGTCATTGGTCGTTGCAATGGCGTGATTCAGGAATACGAGCACAGTTGGGCCCCATAATGGGAAGAAGTATCTCACAATTACACTTATCGATGGGGATGCGATTAAAAATGCCGGATGCTCGGGAACTCCTTCAGGGGTTCCATGATTTCAGAAGAGGTGAAAGACGTTGGGATATGTGGCAGCAGCTTTTATCTTACTGATAGGCTTTGTCACATTCAAGCTTCTTCATTTTGCATTTCGTTTTTTGAAGAAGGGAATTTCATCGTTTACTAATTATCTTTGCACATCGAGTCGTAAAAAGAAGAGCAATGTTGCTTTTCCGGAAGACGCTTTCCCTCAGTATTCGATAAGTCAAAATGAATTTTCTCGAATCGCCATGAAAACGGCTTACCGGCATTCGCGAATCGACAATGTTGATATCGATGGGAATGCAGTAGTGATTACGATCATCTCTCAAAGCGGCGCCAGTAAAAGCCATGCAAAGATTTCATTCGTATTGAAGGGGCCAAGCATTGGCGAATATCAAATCAGGCAGGATAATTACGATACAACCGTACCAGAAAAAATCGCTGACAAGATCCGAACTGAAATTCGAAAACAGGTTGGACTTGCAGTATGATGAGCCATAAGAACCCCGGAACGAATCCGAGGTTCTTTTTTTTATCTCAAAAAATGAAAGAAGGGGATTGAATGTACCATTCGATTACGCTTGGAACGAAGAACACATGGGATGATTGGCATTTAATTCCCACATCCCGTCCAGTTGTGAATCCCCCATCGGTAAAGACCAACGTGGTTGAGATTCCAGGTGGAGACGGTATTCTTGATCTGACCACTGCGCTTGCAGGGCGAGCATTGTACAGAAATCGAACGGGTTCATGGGAATTCTATGCAGAGAACGGCTTTAGGGATTGGGCGACGCATTTCAGCAATATCATGGCGTATCTGCATGGGCAGAGTATGCGCGTTATTTTGGAAGACGACCCGAACTATTACTATGAAGGCCGCCTTGCTGTGAACGCCTGGAAATCCAACAAGGAACGAAGCAGCATCGTAATCGACTACGATCTATATCCCTACAAGAAAGAGATCGACGGCATCAATGAATACTGGCTTTGGGACACTTTTAATTTTGAAACCGATGTTATTCGATATTATAAGGATCTTCCTGTCAAGGGGTCGCTTGAAGTGGTGCTTATCGGCGGTATGATGCCAAGCGTACCAACCATCATTGTATCAAATACAGGTTTCTCTGTCGGTTTCCTTGGAAAAACGTATAAGCTGGCGAAGGGCATTAACGTGATCGATGAAATTGTGATGCAAAACGGAGAGAACATTCTGACGTTCACCGGAAATGGAACACTCACGATCGAGTACAATGGAGGCCTGTTGTAATGTATTATATTTACGCAGACGACAAGATGCTCTACCGTCCGTCCAGCGAAGGGAAAACTATTACTGCCCCGAAACTTACGCTTGAAATTGGAAAAGCCGGATCGCTTACATTTAATCTTCCTCCGACTCATTCGATGTATAGCAGCCTGAAAAAACTATTGACAAGTATAGTTGTTGAATCGGATGGCAATGAGCTGTTTCGCGGAAGAATTCTATCAGAGGGGCGGAAGTTTGACAACACAAAAACAATCTATTGCGAAGGGAGTCTGGCTTACCTTGTGGACAGCGTTCAAAAAGCCGAAGCCTTTGAAGGCACTGCGCATGAGCTGTTTCGCAAAATCATTGCCAAGCACAACGCGCAAGTAGAGCCTGAAAAGCGGTTTATCATCGGTGAGATTACAATCGAAGACCGCCCCATTATCATTTCCGGTCAATCGGACATCATTACTGATGCCGAAACCGACGCTTTTGACTATAAACAGATCGCCATCAACGCGACCACAAATGAGTGGGCTACAACCTACGACTATATTTCCAACTGTCTAATCGACTATTGCGGTGGTTATTTAAAGACAAGACGCGTGGGAGATGACAACTATATCGATTATGTCATCCACTACGGAAGCTCCGCCACGCAGGAAATCGAGTTCGGCGTGAACATGCTCGATCTAACGGAGGAAGTATCGGCCGAAGAGCTGTTTACCGTGCTGATCCCGCTTGGCGACGACAACCTGACGATTGCATCCGTAAACAATGGAAGCGACGAGCTGGTAGACGAAGCGGCGGTTGCGCTATATGGGCGCATTGTAAGAACGCATGTGTTTGACCATGTGAATCAGGCGTCGACGCTGCTGGAAAACGGTATTCGATATTTGAATACCAATGTCAATGTGCCAATCACAATCACCATCAAGGCGGTTGACCTGCATTTACTGAACCCGACTATCAATGAAATCCATGTTGGCGATCAGGTGCATGTGAAATCCGTTCCACATAACATCGTTGATTATCTGACCTGTACGAGAATCGAATACAATCTTGAGAATCCAGCCAATACGGTCTATACATTTGGCAATCCGAAGCAGACGCTGACACAGCGATACCGCAAGGACAAGCGGAAGGAAGAAAGCGACACCAGCGGATCGGCGGGTGCTGGCGGAGCCGGAAGCAAGGCTGAAGAGGAAGGCAAAAAGAACCTCGATAAGTTTTTTGACGCATGGATCAACGTGGACAAGGAAGCAGCCCATATCGACCTTGGCGCAGTTTACAAGGAGTTGGTGGATGCTAAAGAGGGACTCAAGAAGAATGTCGGTATCGATCTAAATGCGCCGCAAGGAACGGTGGATATTTTCTCCATGCGAGAGGATCTTCGTGATCTAGACGGGCGAGTCATCAAGAACAGCGCGGAAATTCAACTGGTCTCCGACGATAAGCAGAGCCAGATTAACGCGCTGGTTGGATGGAGCCAGGAGTTCGAAGGAGAAACGCAGGCATGGCACGCTCAACTCAAGCTGCAAGCTGACGAAAACGGCGAAGCGATCGCCGAGCTCAACACCAATTATCTCAAACGAATTGCGGAGATTGAGTTGAAAGCAACAGAGCTTGAAGCGTCCGCATTGATGAAGGCGGAATATGAAGCCAACAGGTTAGCGGACCTTAGCCTGATCTCTGATATCGACCAAAGCGTCGCGGTCTTGTCTACGCGTTATGACACCAATCGAGCAGCTGATCTGAGGCTGATTTCTAATATAAACGAAAGTATTGCTACACTAAAAGCGGATTATAACGGGAAGATTGCGGCCATTGAGTTAAAGGCAACGGACCAAGGTACGCTTATACAGGCAAATGCTGATGCAATCAAAACCAAAGCCAGCACTTACAGCCTGAATGCCGCAGTTACCACTATCAATGATCGAATCAAGATCGTAGAAGATGATATTTCCGGTATCGACGAGCTGATCGCAAACAAGATCGAGGCTGCCGACATCGATGTTACTAAACTTGTCTCAAAGACACTTAAGGTTACTGGGCTTACGGCGGACAATCTTTACGCCAATAACTATATTAGCGCCCCAGCCATTCGAATGGGGGGAGTTACCGTCGCTACTCAAAACTGGGTCAACGAAAAGCTTTCTAATGCGGGGTATCTGACTTCCCTGCCCGATTACATCAAAGTGCCCACGCTCTCAGCAACCAGCAATATGTATTTGGGAGGGTGGACTGTCGCCACTCAGAAATGGGTAAAGGAATATCTCGCTAGTTTCAGTATATCCTGGGATAACATTACCGGGAAGCCGAGTCATTTTCCTGCGAAATCGCACAACCATTCATTCAGCTTTAGCAAGAGCATTGCGAATGGACATACGCACAAGATCGTCATTAACGGAAAAACCTATACATCACAGGGCGTTTCTACCAACGCCACTCATAGCTTGTCTGTCAGCGGAGTTACGGGCTATACAGGAGGATAAATTCAAAATGAAAACATTGTATGAACTTGGTCAGGAGATTATGAAAATTCGCGAGGCGGTGAACTCTCTTGAAGTGAAGGGACAAGAGAATGCGAGGCTCGTCATCTACTGCTTTGACAAATGCAACGGTATTATCCAAGCGATCAATAACGCTGCAAGTGAAAAGACTGCTCCTAAAAACGAGTCCACGCACGAAAATAACACTCCTGACAAGAAAGGTGATGTAGATGGCTAATATTCAAGACTATCTTGACCAAATTCGTACTGCTGTATACGGTATCGATGTTCGGGATGCGATTCATGATTCCATCGAGGAGTGTTACACCGATGTAAGCACAGCAAAAACGCTGGCGGATCATTCCACTTCCGCAGCGAATACGGCGGCTGCCAACGCCAACGCAAAGGCGGATTTAGCGGATGCGGCCGCAAAAAGCGCCAACAGCGCAGCTGCCAACGCCAATACATCTGCTTCCAATGCAGATATCTCCACCGCAAATGCTAACAAGGCCGCGAACAATGCCAATGAAAAGGCGGCTCTCGCCAATGCGGAAGCTACTAGTGCGAATATCGCCGCTGTAAACGCCAATAACGCCAGAGCCGAAGCAGAGACCGCGACAGAGAATGCGGACACGGCTACAGCCGCAGCAAATAAGGCTGCCGCAAACGCCAATGAAAAGGCGTTACTTGCTGATAATGCAGCCAATAGCGTTGAGGAAGCCAAAACCGCTGCAAACAATGCTGCAGGCAGAGCCAACACGGCTGCGGATAATGCCGACGATAAAGCGGCGCTTGCGAATGCCGCCGCCAGCAATGCCGACGATAAAGCGGCGCTTGCGAATGCCGCCGCCAGCAATGCCGAAAAAGCGACAGCGGGCACCGAAGCGGCTACGGCTGCTGCCAACACAGCCACCGAGAATACCAACAAGGCAATCTCCGATGCAAATGCCGCTAAAGACGCCGCCAATCTAGCTGCATCCGGCGCAAACAATGCAGTTATTGCAGCAAACACAGCGGTTACCAATGCCAATACGGCGGCTGCCAACGCCAACAACAAAGCCATGCTCGCAGACAATGCCGCAAGCAATGCAAACAACGCTGCTACCGCTGCGAACAACGCCGCCGTAAAAGCAAACACTTCCGCTGCTGGAGCCGACGCGTCGGCTCAAAATGCGAATGAAAAGGCGGACGCCGCCAATATCGCCGCGAGCAATGCGAATACAGCTGCTTCCAATGCCAATGCGGCGAGAGATGCCGCTGACACTGCCGCAAGTAGCGCCAATACGGCGGCAACCAAGGCAAACAACGCAGCTTCCAATGCTGATCTGGTTGTGACGGAATGCAACACGGCGATTTACAACGCCAATGTTGCCGCTGCCAGCGCGACCAGAGCTGGAGACCGGGCGGATTCGGCTTCGGAGATGATCGAGGGGATTACGGTAACATCGCAAAGCGTAGGCCCGAACGATCTGGCTGAAGCGACAATTACTGAGATCAATGGGCATAAGAATATTCATTTCAGACTAAGGCAGGGTGCAACGGGAGCCCCTTATATTATTAAAGGGAACGCCTATGAAACCCTGGGCGATCTGGAATCGGCAATCAGCTCGCCTGCTATTGGCGATCAGTACAATGTTGGCACAGAACCGCCTTATAATGTCTATCGTTGGACAGGTACGCAGTGGGAGAACCAGGGGGCTATCGGTATCAGCGTTTCGGAGATCACATCCGTCGAAATCGATGCCATCAGAAATAATGAAACGGTCGATCAGACTTCCGGCAAATATCTTGACATTATTGGTCTGTCGTATTATGTGCAGAAAACAAAGGAAGATCTTAACGTCAAGGTGGACAAGGTAACCGGTAAAGGTCTTAGCACAAACGACTTTACCAACGAATATAAGAACAAGGTTGATGCCCTTGGCGATAGCGTGTCGGTACTTGTAAACAGCAAGGTGGACAAGGTAACCGGTAAAGGTCTTAGCACAAACGACTTTACCAACGAATATAAAACCGCAATTGCGCAGAATGTGACGGATATTGACAGCCTTGAAAGCGGGAAGGTTGACAAGATCGAGGGTAAAGGACTGAGTACGAATGACTTTACCGATTATTATGTGATGAAGATCGCTGAGCTTGAAGGCATGTTTGACATCCTTGCCCGAACCGGAACGATTTGGCGTAGGATTGAGGATTCTAGCGGTAACGCTATCCAGGATTCCAATGACAGTGATATTGAAGGCCGCGTTGTATTTGCACGGCAATAAAAGAAGGAGAAGATAGATGAAAATTACAGATTTTTCTCAGATTACCGAGCTGGCAAGTGACAGCGTTTTGATCGTTGACGGTACAACGGGCACGAAGAAGATTCTGACTAAGGATGCTATTTTAGAAATGCTTAGCCAGATTAGTCCTCAGACGCATCGTATGATTTTCCGCGGTAAGAATCTTGGGTCAGCCCTATCCACAGCGCAGAAGACAGCAATTCAAAATGGTTCATTTGACGATATTTTCCTCGGGGACTACTGGGTGATCAGCGGACTCACCTATCGCGTGGCAGACTTTGATTATTGGTATCGGTGCGGAGACACCGATTTCACGAACCACCATCTGGTGATCGTACCGGATACCAGCATGTATACGCATGCGATGAATGACACAAATATCACCGAGGGCGGTTATGTTGGCAGCAAGATGTATACTGAAGGCCTTACGCAGGCGAAGAACACGATTGCAGCAGCTTTTGGCGATGCGGTACTAACCCATCGAGAATACTTGTCCAATGCTGTGAGCAACGGCCGTCCTTCCGGAGGCGCATGGTTTGATTCCACCGTTGAACTGATGAATGAAAATATGGTATACGGCACCAATATTTTCGCGCCGCACAGCGATGGTTCCAACATTCCTACACAGTATACGATCGGTAAGGGTCAGCTGGCATTGTTTCAGGCCGTTCCCCATTTTACGCATAACAGACAATGGTTTTGGCTGCGTGACGTCGTGTCTTCGGCTTATTTTGCCTTTTGCGCCGACTATGGTTATGCGAACTACTACAGCGCTTCGTACTCTGGCGGTGTTCGTCCGGCTTTCCCCATTGGTTGATTCTTTATCTAGGGGCCCAGTGCCCCTACGTTTTCATTTTATCCAATGACATAAGGAGGATATTTTCGACATGAACGAAGAGTATCGTATCGTTCTTGCTGATGGTACAGAGATTAAGAACCTTCGGATGAACGGGAACAATTTCATTTCAGATACACCGATTGAAGCGAGCATCTTTGACGGCGTGCTTTCCCCGGTAACGATTTATGAGGGTTTTGCTCCGGTGGTGCATGAGCACATGGAGCTGGTTCAGGTCTCGCAGATGGGCGCTGAATACTGGTTCATTCTGCGCGACCTGAGTGACAAGGAGCTCGCTGACATCCAGATGCGCGCTGACATCGATTTTCTGGCCATGATGACTGACGTTGAATTATAAAGAAGGGAACACGAGATATGAGCGCCAAGTATGAGACCGTTAAGCGGTACTACGATATGAGGGTGTGGAATAAGCAGCGTGTAAAGGCTGCTGTTGTGAAAGGCTGGATTACCGATGAGGAGTATGCGCTGATTACAGGAGAAAGCTACAAGTGAGCGTTCTGGTAGTCAACCGTAAAGAAAGCCGATTTGAAGCGATTTCCTTTGCGGTTGATTTACACGACATGTTGATTGAACTTATGCAGCGAAGTTTCGGCTTGCGGGCTGTAGAGCAATTTGTGAGAAAACGCTTTGCCAGAGGGGCGATGACAGAGGACAAGATCATCTATTATCGTCAGCTTATACATGAAGCGAAAAAGCGGATTGACGAATATGCCTCAATGCTGACAAGCAACGTAAGAGCGGCCAATACTATTTATCCGACAAACATGGATGAATACTACACAAGACGCGGATATCAGAATGCCGCCATCATCAACTGCGAGCAGATTATCAAGGAACTGCAGCATATTGTGGATGTGTTTGAGGTCGATATCAACATGTATGACCGTTACATTCAGGCCATCGACCGAGAGATCGGTTTGATAAAGCATTGGCGTCAACGGGATAATCAAATCAAAAGTCGTTTACCGGGCAGTGCCTAATGCACGTCGTGTCTTCGGCTTATTTTGCCAATTGCAACAACAATGGTAATGCGAACTACAACAACGCTTCGAACTCTAACGGTGTTCGTCCGGATTCTTCAATGTTTAACTGGGGAAGGAGGCACTGTCCGTTCCTCTTACAGAGGATCAAAGACAAAGCCAAATGCGATTTACTACGGTAAGTATCGCTTGCACGGTGAATAAAACCTTATGACTTACGAAGAGATTGTTTGCGACGCCAATAACTTATATTCGGCCTACCTAGCCTCTATGCGCGGGAGTAGATGGAAAGAGCGAAATCAGAAATTTGCGATGAATTATCTGAGACATATTTTTCAGATACAAAGCGAACTGCAAAACAGAACGCTCGTCAATTCCCCGGTTGAGGAATTTATTCTCAGCGAAAGAGGCCGGGCCAGGTCAATTACAAGCATTCCGATCAAGGATCGAATTATTCGTCATGTATTATGTGATGAGATTCTATTGCCCGAGGTACGAAAGCGCGTGATCTATGATAATTGCGCGTCTATCAAGGGCAGAGGCATCAGCCTGCAGAGAAAACGGTTTGAAGTCCATCTGCATAAATATTATCGCCAATATGGAAACGACGGGTGGATTCTGCTCGGTGATTTTTCCAAGTTTTACGACAACATTCCGCATGATCGTGCAAAGGCGGATATTCTAAAACTGTTTGAAAACGACAATTTTCTAGCGTGGCTGATGGATCTGATCTTTGACGGGTTTAAAATAGACGTATCCTATCTATCCGACGATGAATATGCTTGCTGTATGGATACGGTATTTAATAAGAACGAATACCGTAAGATCGACAAGAAACTTCTCACGGGCGAAAAGTTTATGGAAAAATCCATCAACATCGGCGATCAACTTTCGCAGGTTATCGGCATTTACTATCCGCATCCAATTGATAATTATATCAAGACTGTCAGAGCGCAGAAGTTCTACGGTAGGTATATGGATGACTGGTACATCATAAACCCCGATAAGGAAGAACTTGAAGACCTGCTTGAGCATATACGGGAAATCGCAAAGAAACTTGATATTCACATCAACGACAGGAAGACGCGAATTGTAAAGCTCAACAGCATATACTGTTTTCTTCAAGTCAAATACAGCCTGAGAAGCGATGGAATGATCATTAAACGCATTAAACCCAAGCGGATTACCAGGATGCGGAGAAAACTGAAAAAGCTGTCCATTAAGGTGACGGCAGGGAAACTCCCCTATGAGCAAGCGGAAGAAATGTTCCGCAGCTGGATGGGGAGTTTTTATAAGTTAATGTCGAAAAAGCAGCGATCGAATTTGATTGAACTGTATGAGGCCTTATTCCATAAGAAGATTACCATTGTGAATAAGAAGATGATATTTAAGGATATCAATGATCAGACAGGAGGAATGAAGAACATGAAACCCAATGGAAAGCAGGTAGCACTGGCTGCCATAAGCACTGTTCAAACGGGTTACACCTACGATGAAATGGATTGTCAAGCCTTCGTTGAGCATTCGGTAAAACAAGCCGGCGGAGATATGGATTATAGCGGCAGCAACGATATGGCACGCCATATGGCATGGCTCGGCACAATCGAAAACGCGAAAGCGGATGGTAAGCTCATTCCGGGCGCGCTTTTGTTCATTCATGAGGATAATGAAAGCAATCTTCCAGAATCCTATCAGGGTGACGGTTTTGGTGATTTCAGCCATGTCGGCGTTTATCTTGGTGATAATACTTTTAGCGACGTTGACAAGAATGGTGATTTCCGCACCTGTGATGCGGCTCATTCGTCTTCCACGATGGGCAGGGCTGCTGGAAGCACGCTTAAAAATGGCTGGACACACGTTGGTCTTGCAAAGGAGATCGACTATGGCGAAGAGATCATTGAAGGCGTTCAGCCCGGCCATACCGAGGATGAATCTGAAGAGGAAACGGCCGATCTTACTGGAAGTTTGACAGCGGGTACCGCCCCCGCCAAGCAATACGCCGTGGTTCACAGTAAAAATGGTAAACCTGTGAAGCTGCGTAAAAGCGCCAGCAACGGAGAATCGGTTTACTGGAAGGTGAACAATGGCGCTCGTGTTCTTGTAGAGCGCGAGGTTGACGGCTGGATGTTGATTCGTGCGATCTGTACGGATGGCCGCACTCGTAGAGCATATATGATGAGCAAGTTCCTGAAGATGGAGGTGTAAGTCCATTGGACGAGGTACAGGCGTTGACGAGCAATAATTTGCTCACGTTTCTTCTGGTTTTGGTAGCGCTTGCGACGCTGTTTATTCTGTTTTTTAACGTAGTAGAAGCAGTACATAAGCTGAAGAAACCGCAAGAAAACAAAGAGAATAACCTTATGATTCGCCAGGGGGAATGTGAAAAACGCTTTGCGCGAGACTATCGCGTTCTCGATGAACATACCAGACGAATTGAAGACGTTGAAGAAACGAATCATGTGCTATGCGCAGGAATTCATGCTCTTTTGGAACATGAGCTTCACAATGGTAATTCGGATGAAATGAGAGCCGCAAGTGAGGCATTATTCAAGCATCTGAACAAATGACCGGGCGGTGTTCGACTATGGCTAAACCTATAAAAAAGCAATATGTTCAGTTTTCCAAGAGAATCACCGTAACGGTATCTGTAATGTGGTGCGCCTTTCGAGTATTTACACTAATTCTCATTGCCTTTCGACCTGAAATTGCTGAAGCAATGACCGCGTTTCAGAAAGGCGCAGATGACGTGATGATGATTGCGCTCGGTTTCTACTGCGGCAACTCTGTCGCGGAGAAGGGCATTCTTGGATATTTCAATGCAAAACAATCGAATCAAACCGATGAAGATGATTCTGAAGTTTAATTGATATTTTTGAAGGAGGTAACTTTCATGGAAAATTGGGTTGGTATCGCGTCTCTGGTCGTTTCGCTCGGTATTGCTGGCGTTATGATTTATATGTACAAGAAGGGGAAGATGCCCGAAAGTGACATCAGCAACATCGCTGGCCTGATCGACCAGGTGACGAATGTTTTGAACGGGCTCGGCAAGGGTGAATCCCTCGTTGCTGTATTTGCGGAGTATGCTGCCAAAGCCGTCCGTATCGTCGAACAGATGGTCAAAAACGGCCAGCTGGAGAAGGATAATGAAGTTCGTAAGTGCGAGGCTCGTGCTATTGTTGAACAGCTAGCCATCGCCGACGGTGTTGACGCGGAGATGATCTTTACCAACACCGAAACCATTGACAACCTGATCGAGGCCGCTGTAAATGAAATGCAGACTCCTGTTGTGGTTATCGAGCAGAACCTGATGGTTGATGAGAGCGAGGCCGCTGTACTTTAATTTAGGTTAGAACCTCTATTCTAAGTTAGATATTTACCACAGAAACAGAACACAGGTGACGGTTTTCTGTGGTAAAATCATAACGTAAACAGATGGGGCAGTGCGCAAAGAACGCATTGCCTCTTTCTTTTTGCGCGAAAAAAAAACATCTGCTTAGAAGGAGGAATACCATGAAAGACATACCGCTTTGGGAGAAGTATACGCTGACTGTAGAAGAAGCCGCTTTATATTTTCGGATAGGGGAAAATAAGCTGCGAAGGCTCATCAATAACAATAAAGATGCCCTTTATATTTTGTGGAATGGAAACCGTCCTCAGATCAAACGGGCGATGTTTGAAAAACTGATCGACACGCTGACATTGATTTAAGCAATCCAATGTACTATAATAAATGAGCCAGGTCGGGTTCGGACAGGAGGAAGAAATGTCTGAAAAACGACGGGATAGCAAGGGGCGAATTCTGCGAGACGGAGAAGTGCAGCGAGGAGACGGAATGTATATGTTCCGTTACAAGGATGCAAAGGGCGTTCGCAGATGTTTGTACAGTTGGCGACTGACCCAAACGGACAAGATTCCGAAAGGAAAACGATCGACTGAACCGCTTCGAGATCAGGAGGAAAGAGCGCAGCAGGATATTCGAGACGGCATTGACGGATACAAGGCAGCCAATACTACGCTTAACCATTTTTTTGATGAATACATTACCATGAAGTATGAGCTGAAGGATTCCACAAGATGCAACTACAAATACATGTGGAGAAAGTTCATACGGGACGGTATTGGGCAGATGGAAATTGGCAAAGTCAAGTTCAGTGATGTGAAGAAATTCTATATTTCGCTTATTCGTGAAGGCGGTTTTAAACCAAATAGCGTGGAAAATATTCAGACAATTCTTCATCCGGTATTTGAATCGGCGGTTCGTGATGGATACATCCGCATAAATCCTACAAAAGGAGTGCTATCGGAAATTAAGAAGAGTCATGATTGGGAAAAACCCAAAAGACACGCTTTAACGGAAAAACAGCAGGCACGGTTTGTTGAATTCACAAGCCGATCTCGAATTTACAATCATTGGATGCCTCTCTTTACCGTATTGCTCGGAACTGGCTGCCGGATCGGTGAAGTGCTGGGGCTCAGATGGCAGGACTGCGACTTTAAGAATGGTATTATCGACATCAATCACAATCTGGTCTATCGCCAGATGGAAGACGGGAAGATGGCGTACCATATCACTACTCCAAAGACCAAGAGTGGGACGAGAATCGTACCTATGTTCAAGGATGTAGCCAGCGCCTTGCAATCCATACCCAAAGGCATCAATGAATGTCAAGTAGATGGTTATAGCGGATTTATATTTTGCAATCGGTTTGGCGAGATGCTGCATCCGCGTGTTATCAACCGAGCCATCTACCGAATCATTCGAGATGCTAATAAAGAAGAAGGTGAACATGAGATGCTTCCTCATTTCAGTGTTCACAATCTGCGCCACACATTCTGCACAAGGATGTGTGAGAATGAACCAAACGTAAAGGTCATTCAGGAGATAATGGGGCATCGCGATATTTCGACCACAATGGACGTCTATAACGAAGCAACCAAGAACAAGAAGATGGAAAGTTTCGCAAGGATGGACGGAAAGATGATCATAGCGGCGCACTGATTCTACACCAAGTTTTACACCAACCAACGGTGCAGATACGAGAGGTTATGGCCGGTTACGGACGGTAGATTGCAGGAAAGCGTTGACGCTAAAAGGTTCCAAGGAGTTATGAGAAACTGCGTAATGAATGGATTTCTATTCCCCACGATGAAGCCTTTGAAATCCGGAACTGATGCCGTACAACAGGCTTGCGAAACCGTCTCGGGGGATGAAAAGGCAGAGCCGGAAAAAATCGACTTTTCTAAGGTGGAAATTGAGCCTTTGTTTCAGGATTACGTTGACTTTGAAACCTTCAGCAAGTCCGATTTCAGAGCCGTCAAGGTGCTTGCCTGCGAAGCCGTACCGAAGTCGAAGAAGCTGCTGAAATTCACCTTGGACGATGGTACAGGCGAAAACAGAACGATTTTAAGCGGAATTCACGCCTATTACGAGCCGGAAGAACTGGTGGGCAAGACCTGTATCGCCATTACCAATCTTCCGCCAAGGCAGATGATGGGAATGGATTCCTGCGGTATGCTGATAAGCGCCGTACATCATGAGGAAGGCAAAGAAAAGCTTCATCTTCTGATGGTGGATGACCATATTCCGGCGGGCGCGAAGCTCTATTAAGACGGATTGCCCAAACGGGAGAGCGTTCCTAAAATAGATCCAACAGGATGCATCGTTTGGCGCAGGCAAATGAAAAAAATCGCATAATGAGAAACCAAGCAAAGAACCAAAGAGGGCGGTGTCTGAACAGGCAGACATCGCCCTTCTTGAATGGAAAAACCCATGTCTGGTTGTGGAAACGGCACAGGAGGGCTGTCTGACCGAATGTTATTATGCGTTGCTTGCAGCAACGGCCCGTCTTATATACAATCATGGCAGCATCTGAAAGGAAGGTGGTTATCCAAAATGCTCAATGAAAATATCCGCTCAATCAGAAAGGCAAAAGGGCTTTCGCAGGAAGAACTTGCCATCAAACTCAATGTGGTGCGGCAGACGATTTCCAAATGGGAAAAAGGCTTGTCAGTCCCGGATTCCGATCTGTTGATTTCCTTATCAGAGGTATTGGAAACCCCCGTAAGCACGTTGCTTGGAGAAACGGTGGCTGAGCCGGAAAGGAATGACGTAAAGGCGATTTCCGAAAAGCTGGAGGTTATCAACCATCAGCTCGCCCAAAGAAAAACAACGAGGCGGAAGATCGTTCATTGGATATGTATTGCCTTGTGTGTGGCTGTTGTCATGATATTTGCGGCCCTGACCGTATTCAAGAGCCCTTACTTGGGCTGGGATGCCAGTGCCCCTGAAACCGCCGTTATCCGAGTGGGCGTTCATACCATGGAATGGATATTCGTAAGAGCCGCACCGCTTGTCCTGCTGGGAGGCATTGTCGGAGCTTTTTTGACACGAAAAAAAGAGTAACAGGGAAATCGGGCCGTTAAAAAGCCCGGCTACGCGGAAAAGCCATGTTTCCTGCGCAGCCGGGCGCCTGAAACGCTCCTGAGAATTTCCGGAACGGAGAAGGGAATGTCCGCCCCATGGGCTGTTGCGCGGAGCAAAGCGCCCCGAAGGTGGGGGCGAAACGAGCGGCAGGCGCGGGCGGCGCCTGCCGCGACCATCGAGCGCGTGGGGCATGGATATAACATCCGTCAAGGTGCAGAGAAAAGCGCAAAGGATCGAACCATTGCGCCATGATAACGCCACCTTCCACACTTTGTCAGCCTTTTTGCATCATGCGGGGCACGAGGCGCAAGTCAGATCAGGCGCGCCTCGCAGGGGTATGATACAATGGGGACAAAGCCTGGGCAAGGAGGGGAAGGCCATGTGTCAGTGGCACAGGAATATCCAGCGCATGATTGACGAAATCGACGCCTGTATCCGGCGCGAAGACGACGAGGCGTCAACGTTGAGCCGCCTGGCCGGAAAGCTGGGATACTCGGAGAGCTACGTCTCCAGGAAATTCAGGGAGCTTTCCGGCATGCGGCTGAGGGAATACCTGTGCGGCCGCAGGCTGGCCTTTGCCCTCAGGGATCTGCGCTGCGGTGGAAACGGGATTCTGGACATTGCGCTGAAATATGGCTATTCCTCCAGCGAGGCGTTTGCCCATGCGTTTAAGGCGGCCTACGGGCTGTCCCCCAGCGCATACCGCCTGAATCCTGTGCCGGTCGCGCTCCGCACCGTTTTGCGGCCATTGGACTGTTATCTGGTGGGGGCGGAAAAGACAGACGCAGCGGAAATGGACGGCGGGATAAAGACGTATTTGATAACGCTTCCTGCCCACAAGTTTCTGCACATCCGCAACTATGAAAGCATCGGCTACTGGGACTTCTGGCAAAAACAGAGCCTGATTCCCGGGCAGGACCATGAAACCATTTGCAGGCTGCTGAGCCGCATTCCTGACAAGCTGGATGATTTGGGCAGAACGGAAGCCGACAGCGGCAGCGGGCAGGTGATGGGGTTTATCAACGAGCCGGAGGGACGGATCTGCAGCTGGGGCATACCGCTTGCGGAGGCGTACGGTGTCCGTCTGCCAGCCGGCTACACGGGGCCCGTTCCGCCGCAGATGCAGCTGATGGACGTTGCAGAGGGAACCTACGTCGTTTTTGAGCATGGTCCCTTTGATTTTGAAACGCAAAACGCCCTGGTTGAAGAAAAAATCGAAAGGGCGATGAAGGCATTCCAAGACGCGCGGATGGGTTACCGGCTTGATCTGACGCCGGGCAGGGTGTTCTACTTTTACCATGACTGCAAGCGATTCTGGAAGTATGTAAGGCCGGTGAGGGAGGAAACGACCACCTCGCCAACCGACGATGAGGCGCAGGCCGCACGCCTAAAGGAATAAGAAAAAGCAGCTTATGCTTGCTGCTTTGCCACAACGCGCCAAAGCCTGGACCGTCTCTTGCAACAGGGACGCCAGACCGTTGAAAAACCCACGATTTGGGAGAAAGCCGCGTTTCTTGCGCCCTGCAGGCGCTCGCAACGCTCACGGAAAATGCCGCGGCATAAGGCTTTGGGACGCAGCCCCCAACCCCGGCAGGCGCTGAGGGAAGCGCCTGCCCGGTGGGCTGTTGGGCCGTAGGCCCAAAGCGACCCGCAAGTGGACCGCGACGATTGAGCGGGCAAAACGGAAGGAACATGGCGTCAGGGAAGCACGAATAATTGAGCAACCGATGATCCCCCTGCACTCCGCACCTTGTCAACGGCCTGACGCTTTCTCCTGATGGCAACGAAACAGAATGCCATAGGCAAATGAAGCCGGTGGCCGGGCACCCTGCGATCCATTCCAAGCCGGAAAAAGGGCCAATGGCCTGCCTACTCCCTCGACTCCAAAGCGCCCTCACGCGCCTTGCCGGTGGAGGAACGCACAATGAGCTGCGGGGTGTATTCGATTTTGTTGACAAACGGTCCGGGAGCGGCGGCAGGGGCGGTGCGGGAGAGGATCATGTCTACGGCGGCCTGACAGCGAGTGCGCAGGTGATGATCGATGGTGGTCAGACTGGGCGTGGTGATAGCCGAGGAAAAGATGTTGTCAAAGCCGCACACCGAAACATCGCTCGGAACACGGATGCCGCGGGCGGTCAGCTCGGCCAGAATGCCCAGGGCAGTCATGTCGTTAACGCCGATGAGCGCGGTGGCATTGCTGCGACGGCGGATGAGCTCGGCGGTCAGGGCGCGGCCGACGTTGTACTCGTAGGGCATGTTGGTGAGAGCGTCGGCCTCGGCGCTGCGTTCGGCGGAGAGCACCTCAAGACCATCCCGAATTCCATGAGATTCCAGCTGCCGGCGGATGCCCTCCAGGCGCTGGCTGCGCGCCAGGGAGAGCTGATTGAAGGGTGTGGAGATAAAGACCAGCCTGCGGTGGCCCAGCTGGCACAGATGCTCGGCCAGCAGCGCGCCTGCGGCCACGTTGCGCAGCTCAATGGAGCATACGCTCAGCTCATCCTGCTTTTCCCCGATGAGCACCGTGGGCAGGGTGTCGGCGATCTTCTCCACCAGCCGGGGAAAGCTGGG